GGTCACACCCAACACAATCAAACCATAGTAAATATCAGCACCGCCATTCTGCGATACTGAGCCACCAAAGTGTTGCTCCATTACCGTATCGGTCACAGTATAATTAACAGCATAATCAGTCGTGTGATCGTTCAACGTGACAATCTTGCCCAGCGCTTCTTCCTTTGATGGGTTAGGAAAAGACAAGTTGATTTCATCATCACCAGAAATTATAAAATCCCACGCCAATTTTTGGAGCGCTCGGTTAATCCACTTAACGTGAAAAGTGTGAGTACCTGTCACAAAAGTAATAGCACCGGAAGCCGCTACTTTGTATTGTGCAAGCCAAGCTGCAATCGCTGTTGCACTGTCAGCGTCAGTATCATAAATAGCCATTTCAATCTCCTTTTAAATAGGTTCTAAACTTATTGTTGTAGCAAATCCGTCTGCCGTTATTATACCTGTAAAATCTTGTTGCACAAAATCGGGAGCCGATATATTAAATTCTCTCGCCCACCCAACTATATCAACAGGCGTTGAGCCTGTATATCCCGTTGACGCTACACCACCTGCGTTACAGGCTGCTTCTAATATTTCGCTTTTGTCTGATTCTAACATCACGCGCACCCTGCATGTCGTGCCAATAGGCAGCTTTGTGGCAGCATTAAGCACCGTTACGCTTACGGGCACAGAGCTTGAAATATTTACAGTATCGCCAAGTCGTTCTTTGTAATAGCTGACCGTCCCGCTTGTCCCACTATGCGATACTGTCCACGTTACATCACCTCCGGTATCTTGAAAATAAAGAACTGAAGTAGCTTGTTGGTCTGACGCACTAAAACCTTCAAATGTCATGTTCGTGAGATTTATTGTTTGAGGCGCAGATGTTCCAAACTCAATTGCATGATGGGAACCAGCACCCTTTGAAAAGACCATATCGTTTAAGTATGTGTTGGGGTCTGCTGCCACATCCCACAGTAAAGCTGCCCCACCATCTGCACCCCCACCCGTAGCAGAAGATTCAAGAACATTGCTGAAAGACAAATCCGCCTGTTGCGGGTCAATCTGATCACAACGCAGCCAGGTGCAAGATAGTGCTATGGTATTAGAATCAAAATCAAAAGTGCCCATATCCTGAAACGAGCAGTTCGTTAAAATTACGGTTGCATCGTTTGTTGTTATCCATCTTCCCCTTGAAACTGTTGTCGTGTCCAGTTGGATAAATTGAAAATTGGTCATTTCAATATTAGAGCCGGCATTTTCAATTTCAATAGTATTAAAATTTGATGTTACTTTTGGACACCACTTAATAAAAATAGTTACATCTGAATCTCTAAAATCAACAGCGGTACCAGCTGTGCCAAGATGTATGCGCCCCTGCCACAGATAACCACCAGCAGCTTCTTGTATTAATCCCCACCTATTACTTTGATTATCATTCTGTACTGCAAATCCAGCAATAGTTGCATAATTGGCAGCTTCTCCATCTTCAAAAATAGCAGAGCACCTACCAAATCGCATGACATCAACTTGATGTACTTCACCTTTAGAAGGATACGCAGTTAGAGCTACCTGAGCACCAGCATATCGATCTATTGTTTTAGTTCCAGCCCCAGCTGCGTCTCTTGTGACTGTGGTATTTACAGCATGACACTGCCAACCCCCATAGGGCATCGGTGTTTTATCGTTGCCACCAACATACCACACATCAAAGTTGTTTACGTCATTACCAATAAGAACCGCAAGTCCTGCTGTACCTGAGATTGACCCTGCATAATCATCTATTGCAAATGGAGATGAAAATGCTTGCCAAACAAGAAACGCACCATCTGTCGGCAACGAAATAGTGGAGCCATAATCATATCCTAAATTTCCAAGTGTCTTACTTTTGCTGCATGTTTGAGTTACAGCATATGACCCTTGAATATAGGGATAATCAGCATCAGTATATGATGGCGTACCTTGTGTGTTGGTAGAAAAGTTCACCCACCCTGACGCTTCATCACCAGTAGCTATGTCTGTTAAATCTTCTGTATAATTTGGGACGGCCATCTGTTTATTATCTCTCCCTCAACATACTCGATAGTGTGTTTATCTGCCAAATAAAACGTTCTCGACTTTTGATTTTGATTAACCAATACAACCGATATACCCTCCGCTTGAAAGTACGAAACTTGTCGTAATACCAAATCAGATGGTAGATTTTCTAACGATCCCACAATTACATTGTCTGTCCATTTCTCAAACAAAACATCACATTTATCTGGTCTTAAATCAATATGTGCTTCACCCATCTGTTTCCAACAACACTCAAAGGCTTTGCAACATTCAGGTCGATTATCATAAATTTTACATCCAACCTTCTCGTCACAATGTTTACATAACTCGCCTTCTTTGCTGTTAGTATCAGGTATATTCAAATGTAAACAACACAATGTGCACCCACCGCACTCCATTTTATTATTAGCCTTTCCTGGTTTGTTTTACGATCATTTCTGCAAGCATTTTCAATTCCTCTGTTCGGTCCTTTCGTATCATGCCCTTAACCCTCTCCATCGTTATGACTAAATCCTTTGATTCCTGCACTCTGGCATCGGCCATTTCTTTTAGCTGATCCTTTATTCCACCAACCTCTACCTTTACCTCGTCAATCTTTTTACAGTAAGTTCCCTGGAACCTTATGCAGTCACCCGCATGTTGATAACGGGCCGAACCGTCCGCACTGTATATTTCGTGCTTTTTAACGGTGTTAGCCATATCTATTGCCGTAACCTGTTGTGTGTGAGCAATCATCTCAACCTTGTCTACCCTTCCAGCCAGCGCTGGTATTTTATATCTTACAGTTACAATTATAGCTATAACAAAAGCTCCAGTTATTAAAAACATTGGGACCCAAATAGACGCTGTTTTTATAATTGTTTCTAACATTATTTAATCCTCTCAAGGTCTACTTCCTGGATAAAACCCTTATTGTCACGCTGTGTAACCCTCACTCTCCACCGCCTTGGCGGATCCATTTCTGGATATGGTGGTATGGTAATCACGGGTGCATCCATCTTGATAACCGGCGTCGGAAGGTCACGGGACAGATGTAACACAACATTATCCAGGAGCTCCACAGCCTTTGCGTTGTTCGTGGACATCTGGCTTATAGCATCCCGTACCGTCAAAATCAACGGGTCCGATGTAACCGCAGAAATCTTTTTGGATTTCTTGGCAACCTTACTGGAATTTTTCCCATTATCTTTTAAAAAGACTTTCATGTCTTCAGACACTCCATTAGCTGGTAAAATTCGTTTACATTTTCTTCCATATCAGAGAAAGCCTCGCGTGCTGGCTCCTCTGTTTCAGTCAGCTCCCCAGTCTCCGGATCTATGTATCGTACCGTAGCTGTCTCACTCATGGGCATGAAATCCATATTCTCACGAATGAATTTGGCCTTGCGCGATTTAACCGTAGGAGCTTCTTCTGGGGACGGAAGGGTCTCAGCCAGGACAACCTCTGGGGCAACAAGTTTGGGCGGTGGTGCTGGCAACTGAGGCTGCATGAGGGGCATTTCAATAACGGTTGACTTCTTTATTTTATCAACAGAATCCCTAATCCAAATTTTTGCCTGTGCGTCAGCCTGACGATCAGTCAGGGTGGTATATTCCGGTGTGGAAATGTCGGTAGACAGCAAACCGTCAACACGTTTCTTCTGGACAGCTACCTGTTCTGGTGTTGACGCACGGCCTTTCCATGTCAATCGTTTTGTCAGGTTGTTAAGACGAGTCATAGACCCTGTGATCTGAGCGCCCAAAGATTTGAGGTTTCTTGCCCAGGGTGGCCCGCTGGGTTTTTTGCCAAAGTTTCCAAGCTGGCTGTAAATTTGGCTGAGTTTGTTTTTGGCCTTATCTTTAAGGTTCCCATCCACCAGCTCCAGGTCGTCAATCATTTCGGTTACTTCTTCCGGTGCAACCTCAATGGTCGCCGGTATAGCAACCATCGGAGTTGCGATTGCAGGTACTGGTGCAGCTCCAGCCTCAGCCATTTGCACCACCCCCAATTGCTCATTGGTCAGGTACTCCTGGGCTTGCTGGAGCGCACCAGAACTAACGGCAAAAGCCAGCGTGCTGGGTGGCATACCGATATCTTCGGCCTCGTAGGCCAATTCTTCTAAAATGAAATTCCAGGCGTTTGCTTCAGGTAGGGCTGGGCTTTTGGCCAGGCGACTGACGTGACCCGTGGTCCAGGCAATGGCATCTTCAACGGTATCTTCAGGTGTCCACTGGGCGTTGTGACCGGTAAACTCAACTCCAACAATCTGTTCATCTATAAGTTTGCCTTGGCCAAGGTCCCTTCCCACTTTTTCATTCGCCCTGGTTTGGGAAGCCAGAAGGCCCTCGCTTTTTTGGCTCCACCCGACTGGGAGATAATTGACTTCAACTCTTGTCCCAGGGATCCTTGCTCTGGTGGGTTTCTCTTTACCTTCCTCAGTGATGGTTGCGTATTCCGCTGGGAGTCCATCTTTGATTTTTTCGGCAGCTGATATCGCATTAGATATTGTACCTCCCGTGGCTGACGTAAAGGCCAGTCCGTTAAGCTGATAATGTATGTTATCGTCTTTTCCTAAAAAGTCGAGAACTATTTGAGATGCCGAATCTTTAATGGCAAGTCGTAAAGTTTCAAGTTCGTCCCTGCTGACAGAATCACTGTCGATCCCACTGACTCCATATTCGTCACCACCCATACGATACAGTTTGATCCTGTTGATAATTCCGGTGGTTTCGGCTGCTTCAGTCATGGCTTGACCCATCAGCGCCAAAGCCTGGTCGCCCATAGCGTGTCCGCCAATAACCCTTTCGCCGGTCGGCAGCGTACCTTCTTTGGTCATATCGTTATAGTATTTGAGTCCGTCCACATCGATAGACACGAAAGGAACATCCGCACCAAATTCTTCCTTGTGTAGCTCCAGAGCATTTCTGTTTAATAAGCCGGTAAGAACATCCTCAACGGCAAACTTTCTTGTAAACTCCAGAGCTTCGGTTCTCTCAGCCGGTGTCATTTTATCAATATCGGATGTCATTTGCCAGTTTTCACGGCGCTCTATGCCACTACGCTTGTCATCTTCAACCGGTGTTTCAGTCTGACGACGATCACCCACATCAGGCTCTCTAATCCCTTCCGGATTCTCAAAGAATTCTGCCAAGTCCGGTAGATTTTGTGCAAAATCTTCCTCCATTTGTGCAATGGAATAAACATTCGTAAGCTGATGTAATGGTTCAATATCTTCAATACCTGGTAGCGTCCTGGGTGCGTCGGAGATCCCCTGAGCACCACCGATATCATACATGGTTTTCCAATAATCGTTACGCTTAACACCTATAACATCAATTTCGTCTGACGGTGGGATCTGGATCCGGTCGGTCAGTGAGTCCAGAACCATGTTGCCAGCTCCGTCATCTTCAGACACCACGGTATATTGATCCCAGCTGTAGCCATCACCCTCAATCACCGCTTGATCGCCCAGCTCTAAGGAATCCACATTAATGGAGGTGCCAATGATCTCATAACCGTCTGATTCAAGTTGTGCAATCTCACCGCCCAGAAATAGCTCAGGGTCAGATGCTTTCATAGCCTGGGCAATTCCCATAATGTGATCAGATATAGCTGACTGGCGTGCTGTCAGTAGCTTGCCGGTATCCAGCTTTTCGATCAGATCAAAGAAGTCTTTTCGATTAAGACCATACTTAAATTCTTCTTTCTTTTCCTGGATCTCACGCACGGGAACCTTCTTGTCCGATTCCATGACCGTCTTACCGGCCTTATCTTTTTTAATTCGTGAGTCTCGATACCTGATAGTAAACGGTTCTTTAAACCACCCAGGATAACTGGATCCATATCCATGGGCCATACCTTCTGCAAGGTTTGGGTTTCCAGCTTCATCTATAAAGGTTACACCCTTCGGCTCGGAAACTCCAACTTGTTCGACCATCATGTCGTAAGCAGCCCGTAGATCCGGTGGGATCTGACTACGGTCAACAAAATAGGAATCAGACAGCGTGCCCAGTAAATTGACGCGCCGGTTATATTCTTCCTGTGTTAAACCGATAGGCTCTGGGCCACCAAAAGCCGGACGGTCTGGGATGCCATTGCCCCTGATGATACCAATCTGCTCCATTGCTCCTTCATTTTGATCCTGAGTTTGGACCAAGCCCAGATCCTGGAGTATACGTTCTTTCTGGATGTTATCCAAATTGGGCTGGCGCGTAAAAACATCGTCACCCACTATGCGAAGCGTCCGTGCAAATTCGTCAGCAGCTTCCAGAGCTCGTTCTTTCCGGTTCTCAATTTCAACAGGATTGCCTGGTATATTTTCGGCAAGTTCAACAAACCGCTGATGGAAACTGAAATTTCTAAAGGCTTGCTGTTGTTCTGGAGTCATCATATCCAGGTGGGCCTGGGTGACAGAGGACGCCTTTCTGTTCGGCGCACGCCTGGAGATAATATCTTCGTCAGAGTAAGGCACAAAATCACCTTCATCCGCTGCGTCTACAGCCGGACCTTTGCCGCGCCTTTCTTCTTCCATCCGAAGTTGATGGTAATTTTCGTCCTCTTTCCTTTTTTTTCTGGAAGCAACCGCACCGAATGGAGCGAAAAGCAATGCCCATGGAGCTGTCAGGGTACCTTCGTACATGCCCTGTTTGGTAGTTTCCCCTATCTCGTCCCAAAACAGTTCAGCTCGTTGGAATAATTCTTTATCCGGATTGGTAGCAAAGATATTTATAAAAGAATCAGGGTAAGCCTGTGCCCATTCTGTAAAAAACTCTGTGGACACTATCCCTCCAAGAGCTTTCATCTTCTGAAGCAACGGCATCCTTGGCTTAAACATTTTCATAGCCAAATGAAACGGTGCCATCTCAAGGGCACCCTGGATAATAGCATTACCTAAAGACCAATAATACGCTTCATCCGGTGGTGTGCCTTCCTGGATCAAATTGTCATACGTTCCACCCAGGATCTGCATGCCCATCATTCCAAAACCAGCCCACGGCCCACCGGCTACAGATGCCAATATCATAGATCCAATCTGAGGACCTACTGATACCACGCCTTCAAACCAGTTGTGGTTCTCAAGCCCCCTGGGATCTGCTTTAAGAAATTCGGACTCAGCCAGCATGGACAAGGCCAGCTCTTGATTTTCATCCATGGCCATAATGCCAGGGCCAAAATTAGAGATCGTGTCTGCCAAGGCTTTAACCGCTGTACTTTCCTCATAGTAAGGAACGTACTTTTTCTTCATCCGATTAAGCCATTCGGATGTAGATAGCGCTGCAATAGCCGACGTTTGACCAACTTCTTGGGTCCCAGCCTTAAGTTTTTCTCCCAGCCGTCCATATTGCTCTTGCGTCCATGGACCAACATTTAAGAGCTTTAACGGGTCCAGCTCAACGGGGGGATGTTTTTCAGGCCGGTCTTCATCAAAAGAATCAAAGCTCTTGTAAAAATCCTCTACTGGTCGCGGGACCTCTCCAGACGACAAGCGCGAAAACATCGGGTCGTCTTCATAAAGCCCCCTACCGGCGTATTCTAAAATATCTTCATTAATTCCCATGCTATTGTCCCGTTACATATTTAGATGTTTTTACTACATTTGTAACCCAAGGTGAGACTGGCCTGTTGGTTTGGCTTGAGGCCCCAGGTTTGATATATCTTGTTTCGGCTGAAGCCCCTGCGGTCGGCCACCATCTGCCCAACGTTTCATTTTACCAGGTTCCTCTTTAAGCGCATCGGCTATGGCCGACCCAGCTCTTAGAACCTCTTTGCCAATCGGCTTAAGGAGATCTGCAAGACTAAACGGTGTCATACGTTCAGCTTCAAGCAACTGTATAATTTCTTGTGCTTTTTCGTCGCCATCCCTTGCCATAGTTTGAAGAATGTTAAAATAAGCCTTTGTTTCCGATTTGTCTGCTGACGCCCAGGAGTCTTTCGTTCTATTGTATATTCTAAGCTGCTTCATATCCTTGTCTATAGCAAAGCCAGTTCCGCCTTTTCCGATATCCTTATGGTAGTAAGTGACAACATTTTCTGAACCCTTGCCAAGATCCGGAGTTATCTTTGGGCTTCCGTCGCCATTATATTCCAACTCTACAGGAGTCAGTTCTGCCTTAAATTCTTTGGCCATATGGTAGGCAAAAGCGGGGCCATATTCCTTTAAACCACTCTGCATTATCATCCGGAGATCAGGTTTCTTCCCAGCTTGGTCATTAAACATTTCCCTGACCCTGCCAGCAGCGACCTGGGCTGCCTGTGGAGTTAAGAAGTTTTTACCTGTTAACCCATACTGATTTGCAAGTTTTTTCGACCCTCCGACACCACCGACCATTTTTTGTAAAACTCCCATACCCTTAAGAAAATCTCTCTGGTGTTGTTGAGCAGATTTGGGCTTCGGGTTTATCGAATCATGTTCTTCGCCCTCTGCAAGCTCAACTGGGATCCCTTCGGCATATTTTAGAGCAGCTTCCATGGCTGATTTTCCTGCTGAAATATTGTTTTTCATAATCACAGACTGATCTTTAGTTGATATCTTTTCTCCGGTCGCAGTTCCGCCAGCGCCACCACCAACAGGCTGCATCATTTTTTGGTTAACCGACATAAGTATCTGGCGTAATCGAGAAGATCCTACTGGCACCGGCGCACTGTCTCCAAACTGAACAGAAACCACACCACCATCAGTCCGATGTTTAGGATAGCCCATCTGTTTGGCCTGTTGCTGTTCTTCGGAGATTGGATTGCCTTCAGCATCATACTGTTGTTTCATTTCTCCCAAGACCGGATTGCCCTGCTCGTCTAATATAGGATTACCCTGTTCATCTTTCATCGGCTGCTTTTGTCGCGTAACACTCGTCCTGCTGGTTTCACCCATACCTGGATAGATCCCCTTGAAATGACGATCCGCAGCCGTAGCATCTCCACGGTAAATCGCATCAGAATAAGCCCGATAGTGGCGCATCTGTTCTTGGTATGCTTCCGCATCTTCCGCAGCCTTGTTGCGGATTCGGCTGGGAACAACATCTTCAGCCGCAGCTTTAGCCCGATCTTCAGCCTTGTAGGCAGCCGTTGTTTCTCTTTCGGATAAAGCCTGGCCTAAAATATCGGATTCCAACTCGCCGCGCTCCATGTCTCGATTATGAGCCTCCTCCGTCCTTCTCTCTTTGCTGGCCTTTCTGGCTTCCGCTGCCTGACGGGCCTCTTGGTCTTCAAAACTTTCCATTGCAGAGCCACCACCACCTCCACCCATCCGAATAGCAGGCCCCCTTGTCATCGGTCGCCTGATAAGAGCGTTTAATAAGCCCAGCTTTTGATTTTGAGCCTGGGTCGCTACTTGCTGACCCCTTAGAAAAGCATCTGATATTCCCATGATTTACCCCCTATTAATAAAGCACTGGCCGTCCAATATTTTGTCCACCACCAGGAATTTTCTGGATTAGCCCAGCTTCTGACGCTTGCTGCGGTGGTTTTGCTATAGGCTGTTCAATACTTTGCATTATTGATGGATCCATATCGTTCACAGCTGTAAGCCCTGACAATTCAGTTTGGGGTTTAGCCTCTTGCGACGGGCCAAACACTAAACCCCCAGTCGAAAAGGGGAAGATGCCGGTTGCCCAAGAGAAGATATGTTCCCCAAAACATTTTGAGCATTTTGCTGTGCGCCATACTGTAAGCCCATCTGTAATCCTCCAATATCACCGTACTGACCAGCGATATTTGTAGCCATGCTGCCAGCAATATCTGCCTGACCACGGGCAATGCCTGCCTGTTGACTGGCAAGGCCGGACAGTGCCTGGGTTTCCTGACCCCTAAGCTGTGCAGCCATACCCATCATTTGGGAACCAGCCCCACGGATACCCATGGCAGTTTCTGCCATCCTTGTCGGATCCAGAAGTTGCATGGCCATAGCTGTTACTCCGGTCACACGCTCTTTCTCCCCACGCCTGGCCTGGGTAGCCGCCATTGCTTTTCCGGTAGCTTCCTGTCCGGAAATCCGCTGCATGGTTGCCCGTCCCTGCGTGGTAGTTGGATCCATACCCAACCTTTGGAGCCGCCTGGCCTCTGATTGCCTGGCAATATTGCCCTGGGCACTAACATCTGCCATGGCTCGACCGGAAACGCCTTCATAATCAGCCTGTGTCATATCCATCAGCTGATCTCTGGCCACCCCTCTGGCTGACAATTCTTCCTGGGCTGCAAGACGGAAGTCCTGTTCTGTGCCAGCAAAATCTTCACGAAAACTTCGGTATTCATCCTCCATTTCTCCCGCCAGACCACCCAAACGATCGGCGGACTCTTTGGCGTCCGTCATCCACTCATAGGTGCCCTCAAAAGACTGTAGGGCCTTGTTGTAAACACCCTTGGACTCTTGAAGCGTCTGGTTCCACTGTTCCAACCACTGGTTCATTCCCATGTCGCCACCGCTACCAGTGTTGGCACCTATGCCCAGGGCTTGCTGTGCTGCCAGGTACTGCATTTCACGCATATTGATTTCGTGCGCCCTGTCCTGGTTGGCAGCCTTCCCCCTTGCTGCCATATACTGATCCATCGTACTGTACATTCCAGATCCTGGCCTGGTAGTATAGGCACCTCCAGTCCCGATTGCGTTTGTATAGGCTCCCATTTATCTACCTCCCTGCTGTAATTGCGTAAGCTCCTTTATTGATGGCGCAAACTCTATGCGCTTAACATTCTCCACGTTACCCTCCAGCTCAAACTCCCACCTGTTGGATCTAAGCTGTGCATCCAATCTAAAGGGGAATTGATTAAATATTTGCGTAGTTGATATCAGAGTTTCGTCAACATATATCTTAAGAGACAACACCTTTGCCCCTACATAGGTTGGCAACGCTCCAGAATCTCGGATCACAGACCCAGCCAGTGGCAACCCGCCTACCGGCCAGCCCTGATGCGGTTCGTTCACATACATTACATATCCACCCGACAAATACCCAAGGTTCTGATTAACCAAAAGATTATAGGCATCCAAAGCTGCATTGTAGGCATCGAAGTCGCCTTCATCAAAATAGATACGGCCATAACCAAAGCGCATCCGATCGATCATATTATACAACTTCGTTTTCCAGTTGAAAGTTCCGAAGGGCTGCGTTTCGTCACCCTCCCACTCATATATTTCTGTTATGTAGGCCATTAACTAAACTCCAGAGTCACGGTTAATCCATTCGGTGCCGTACCTGAATGAATACCGCTAATGTTGACATTTATTATATCGCCGGTTTCTACATCATCATTCGAAGTATTAATAACGCCATCTTGTGCATACCACTCGTCACCAATAGTAACTTCCGTGGACAACATAGCGACCTCTGAGCCATCACGGCTTCGGTAAACACCCACATCCGTAGAAAGAGTTATCCCTTTATCCCAAACACCGCAAACCACATTGGTCAATTCCAACCCATTCAGGTGTGGCGGAATGACAATAATACCCTTTTCCCCAGTGGTAACGGGTACCGCTGCATCAAAAACAGGAATCGTTACCGACAGAGTAAGCGTCCCGCCACCAGCTGCGTTGGAATGGTCGTGACCGGCGCTGGTGAAATCACCAATCGTGGGTGTTGTCAGCGTTTTATTGGTCAGTGTCTGGCTATCATCCGTAGTTAAAATGTCTCCGGAAGTGTTGCCACCAACAGACACATCGTCCAGCTGATTAAGCTCAGTCGCCGTAGCCACCAAAGCCACAGCCTCGTTAAGCAATGGGCTTGTTAGTTGTCCACCATTAGCAGCATCAGCGTGGGTATGTCCAAAATTGGTAAAATCACCACCGGAAAGGGCAGCAATCGCATTGAGCTGAGTAGCCGTTGCTGTCAGGTCAACAGCTTCATTAAGATGAACGGTACCCACAGAAAGATCAAGTGTGGCAGCAGTATTTAGAACGATGTCGCCCTGATAGCCACTATCAAGGTATTGAAACAGGTTCTCTACCTCGATATGTTTATTCTGGTCCTCAAGCACTACCTCAGAAACATCTCCAAGGTAAAGAACATCGTCTGCCGCTGGAGCTACCAGCAGCTGGGTCATTTGGGTAATATCTAAGTCAGCCATGTCAATCTCCTATAAGTCTGCGATTAAAAATATATTGTCTCCGGATCCGATCTGCACAATCTGGTCGGCCCGATTGGGATAACTGGCCCCATCGATCTGTAATAGAACTTCGGCAGTCTGCTTCACATAGTAAAGCGTATCGGTGCGCGGATCTACATACACAGCCGGTGCATAATTTGTGTTTAGCGCACTCCCCAGAAGCAGCGTGGTGATTTTCTTCTGGTCAAAATCAATAACCAGAACGTTGCCTTCAAAATCTCCCTGATCGTAAAAACCATAATAACGACCATCCTGATAGGCCCCTTCAAAAGTGTCCGGCTCGTAACCTTCCCACTCCTTTTTGGTAAAAAATCCTGCGGTAGCATTAATAGATCGGCCCTCTGAAACCAAAACAAGGCCATCGCTGGTAGCGTAAAGGACGCCAAGCTCATATTCAGCAAGAGACCTTTTGGATATGCACGGCTGAGATTCAGGCATCTTGTTAGGTGTCATTGATGACGGGTGAGTACCAGTAATAATATATGGGTTTTGATCTGTGGCAACCACCAGGTTGTTTTCCATCACGCCCAGAGCCACAATCGAAAATTCCAGAGTAAGTATATATTCCTCCGGATAAGCGTGTGGCTGATATGGTTCAGAAAAATAAAGATCCTTCCCCCTGAACCCAACCATTATCCCATTGGGCATAGCAACAAGGCCAAGAAGATCATCCGGTGGCGGTACCCATCGCGGGGCTGTCAGGCCGGTCTGCAAAACTTCACCCAGTTCGGTATCCAGTTTAGAATCAGAATAGATCGTTGTTACAGCTGCAACTTGATCTACATATTGATACTGGGCTACCGTATCGCCCTGGTTAAGCCGGTAGATGAACTTGGAAACCATTGTGTCTTCATAGGCTCTCCAGATCACCGTATTGTCGGTCGTATCTCCATCTACGACAGTTCCCCAAGTAGGCTCTGGGCCACCTGTAGTGCCAGCCTGGACGCACTTGTAAACATATCCATTAGGAGTGCTGGGTATTACAAACTCAGTCGTCTCATAGCCCTGTCCGCTGAGCCAGGTCATGTCCATATTGGTAATATCGATCTGATCTCCAGGCAAAGCGCCCACTTCAACATCCGATACAGGTGCAGGAGCCGATTCTTCACCCCAGGATGTAATTACGGTCCATGTATAAACCAGGTCTCTGGCATCTCCACTACCCCCACCCGCATTGTTGAGTGACGGTTGCCTCCATGGTTGCGGACTGGCCATAGAATAAAAGTTGATCGGCAGAGCACCGGAACCAGTTGTGGCTTCAGTTTCATTCGATTTTTTAGGAATCCCGTCGCCGGTATAATAAAACTTAAAATCGGTATCTCCGGACACTGGACCCAACGCTACATCCACATCAGCCGACCATTCCAGCCAAAATTGAGATCGATACAGATAAATCGTTCTGACCAAAACACCCAGCTCGGCATCAGCATTTTTAAACTCGTTATCCCATGGACGTATCTCTCCCGAAACCAGTTTGACATTGCTGGCTACCTGGGCTTCATTAGCTTCAAGTAGCTGCCTGGCCCTGACCGGTCTGATACCGCTGAATAAAGGGATGTCTATTTTCATGGTCTATCCTTTGTTGGAGATACGCCCAATCGCAGGCATTGCAAAGACCCCCTCCCGAACCGTCTCCACAGTTGTTATAAAAGTCTTTTGTCGCCTTACGATTGAGCGCATCATAATAATTCCCACAAACATAATATATTTATACCAGAGGCCAATAATAAGTTCCTGCATTATTCACAGTAGAGATTATATAGCCATCAAATTCTTCAAAATTTAAATGATACCGAAAATTACCAGAAATATCATCAGATGCCGCTATCCACTGATTGCCAGAACCAGGCCATCGATACATGGTTAAGTCCGCAGAGTCATTAGACGCATAGAATAGATGGCCGCTACGTTCGACTAAATCAGCCGCATCAACCGCCCCCAATGGTTGGTTTGTAGTAACCTGGGAATAATCCGAACCATCGTGCTTGTAAAGGTAGCCGTTGTTTTGGACCATATAGTATACATCACCATCAATAGAAAACGCTTCCACCGCCCGATAATTTCCACTGGCTGGTATCGGAGTGCCTGGAGCTACCGCCCAGTCCCCAGAAACTTGCCATCGATAAAATCCGCCAGGTCCGTTAAATCCAGCCAAAATATAAGTGCCATCTGAAACCAAAATTTGAGTGGTGAACCCCAGCGGTGTAGTTGTCATTTGCGACCATGTAGTCCCGGAATCCCATCGCCACAGATGACCAGTGCTTACAACTGCGTATAAGTTACCACCGTGAGTAATAATTTGGGGACCTACACCACCTGGCGCACCAGCTGAAACCCATGTAGGCGTTATGGTGTCGTAATAATAGACTATTGAAATACCGCCAAACGACGAAAACAAATTGCTGCCATGAGACACCATGTTTACGATATTCGCACCTAAACCATTCATGCCGACATCCGACCAAGAACCTGTCGGATCAGCCCTGCCATACAAATAGCTATTACCGTTACTTCCGTAAAGTATACCGGAGTGCTCTGTCATATCATAATAGAAACCGCCATCGCTAAACGTCCAAAGAGAAATTTCTGTAAGCGTATATTCCCCAGAAGCAACATTTACGCTTGGCTGCTCCCAGCGATTCCCACCAAAAGCACGGGCTTTATAAGTTGTGACAGCACTATTAATCATTTCGAACGGACCACTATAGAGCGTATCGGTCTCGTCCGGAGTGCTCCCGTCATCGGTATAATAAATGCTAACACCCGCAGTAACGCAAGACATGGTTAAATCTGCCCCGTTGGTATAAGCACCGGGGGGCGGAGAAAAAGTTACATCCGCCACAAAAACTTCACCGGCAATCAACCTCCACGCTGTTGAAGCGGCAGCAACCGCTTTCCACCACAAATGCAAATCTGTTTGGTAGACTTTCTCGCCAATATAATCAGAAACCAGCACACCGTCTGGAATAAAAGCCACTGTCCTCGGCAACGCTTTCTGAACAATCAACTCCACAGATGCCTCTGATAAAACCTGCCAGATTATTGTGCCTCCACCCCAGTTTTGGGCAGCGGTCGACTCTAATCCACGGGTGACAGACAGGCCCTGGGCTGCATTGGAGTTTCCAACATCCACCAACACAATTTCTTTATCACCAGCAGCATTGATCATCTGGGCATAGAAACTGTCACCACTCCCACCCTTGCTCAGCATGGTGTCATAGCTGGTCAGTGGTATCCTGGTGTCGGAATCGCTAATGCTTTCAGCCAGTCTTGCCTGGGATCCCATATTAAAAACCAGTGCCATCAGATATTCATCTCCTTCCATTCGGTGCTGGTAGTGTGTTTCCACCATACACCGGTAACGCTCTGGTAGACTTCTTCTCCAGCATAAAGTGCTGCCAGAGATCCATCCGGATCAGTTACCACTGTGCGCTCCACCCCTTTCTGCAAAAAATTTTCAAGGGCTATGTCGTCCATTCGATGTTCAACGGACGCACCAATATTAAAAGATAGTGGCGATGGGCTGCGTGTGACCGTAAGTGAATCACCAGACACACCGGTACAGGTCATCCATTCGAAAACAGCAGCACCCTCATAGACAATAATCCTGAAGGCTTCACCGGCCCCGGGAGACGGGAATAAAGCTCCCTGTCCAGACTCAAGTACCAGCAAGGTGTCACCAGTACCAATAGCTGTGTTTAGTGCGCCAATGGCGTTATTGGCAAATAGGTATTCTGTCATTGTGGCTGACCTCCTGATTGCTGCTGTAAGCCCAGAGACATCAGAAATCGCTGGTAATAAAGCTGTGACCTGGGAGTGTTGCCTGGGATATCAGTATCATCATCATACGCCTGAAACAAGATCCCATTGATATATCCATCCAAATAATAATCACTGGTAGGAATTGACAGAGATCTCCAGGCTCCTGGCGCGTCATAGACAATATCCGGTGGAGCCTCGGCTTGTTCAATTTCTACATAACCGGTACCATCAGATTTAGGATGAACATAAAATTGCTCAGGATACTCCGGAAGCGGCCACCAGTCCCAGATGCTGGCATCGGAATTAACCGGATCTGTAGAAAATGCAGGCACATAACGTGTGACATAGCTCCTGTCGGTCTGACGAACAGCACGGCCTGGGGTCAATCCATCCGTACCCATATTGCGGATCACGTCAACAATCTCTAACCCAACAGGCGGTGTGGCCGACAAGACCTGTTTGTTTCCGGCTTGCAGTTTCAGGTTTCGCACCCTGGTATAAACCCGTGGCTGCAATGTTACCATCCTGCGGCTGGTCAAATTAAAAAGATTCAACATCTCTGGATCATCAAAATCGATACTGGCTTCATCCAGTATTCGTTTTCTGCAGGTATCGATTACCGATCCGACTGTGTAGGTAGACATTTCTTCAGCTCCTCAATTTGTGATTTAACTTTATATTCATATAGCATTAATCGACTGTATGTTTGCCGCAAGAACACTATTTACCGCTGCTGGGCTTGTTACTCCGTTTATTTTGCCGGTCCAGCCTCCGGCTATTGCTGATTCATAAGAAATACCCATCGGTGGTGCAGGATAAAGAGCGCCATAATCGTGTACGAAATCTGTTGGTGTTCCTGTTTCTGTAAACGCCACACCAGACATTTTATCAACGGGTGTCCCTCTTATTATGGGGGCATATATCTGTAAATTTTGTGGTCTGATAAATTCTGCTGAATATCCTTGTGCTAAAGCTGCGATTTCCTCAGCAGACAATGCCACATTCCAAAATCCAGCATCAGCCACAATCCCTTCAAGAAGGGTAAAAAATCCACCCCCCGTTCTCAAACAACCTATAGTTGCGCTATCAATACCACTTGTAAGACCCAGAGTGTTTGTATTTGCCGTACCAGGAGATCCATCTAAATAGCAAATACGATAGGAATCATTTGCAAAAACTGCTGCAATATGATACCAAATATCACCAATAATGGAAAGTGGACTATCTGCAATTTCATAATTGACATCTCCACCATCATTGCTAACCAGTGCTGACACATAATCGGTGTCTCTCTGAACTAAAATCATCAGATCTGCATAGTCTGCAGATTCAGATACTCCTAAGACAGTCTGATCACCAGGTGCAAGAGCATAAAACCAACAAGCCAAAGTACAAGGAACATCTATAATGCGTGTTTGACTTAATATGTTTGTTTGTGTCGCATCATACTCTCTTGCCATTTTTAAGTTGTTTCCTTAATTTCAACCTTTAAAAGTTCTGCATCACCAGAAGCGGTATCGCTCACAGCATCCCTTGTTATTTTTAATCGAAAAGCCTCTCCAACTGCAATACTATCCATCTGAGCACCATTTGTAAACGCAATACTCACAATATCAACATCACCAGAATTTCCAGGAACAGTGATGTCGTCAACACTTTGGACGGGTTCAAAACCATCTGAATCAATGTCCTGTTGCTGGTCCCCAATCCTTTCAAAAGCTGCATCCCAGTCGATATTGCCAGATTCAGCGGTTGACATTGCATAATGAATATAAACCGTTACGCCACTACCATCATAATTTCTCGGCATGATGGCAGAAAATACCGCACTCCAGTTTTCTGCATCATCAAAATCAAGAACAGGGTGTTGATTGCGCCTATCCGGCACAGCCATAACGGTAGCCGTTGGCTCATTATGTAAAGGAGTAAAAATAAGTAATGTATCACCGGAAGCCATTATATCACCTCGTATCGTTTGTTTGCTACAAAAAAGAAAATTAATGCCTTATCTGCCGAATCAAGTTCAGTTCTTGCTGGAAGTGGGATGGCCAGGTTGTAAGAAGCTGCATTGTCTTCAATCCACTGGTCTGCTGCATCGACAACCTCCTTCCATTCATCCTTGTCTAATGGAATACCTTTCCTTAAGCGGGAAAAGTGCTTTCCCAGTGAGTGCCGAACCTCTTGCCTATCTTGTTCTGATAAAACAGCCATTATACCCCCTCATGTGTCGTTATGCTATTTCTACTATTGTTGAATCCGGCCTAAAGTATATAGTGTCAGCGCTTAAGGCCCAACCAATTTTTTGGAGTTGATCCCCAGCAACTGCCGGAGCTGATTGTGTAAGCGCTCCGGTTGTTGCTGAAACATAAATAGGTCCATTCACCCACGTCCAGGACGTATCGCATATTTGACCCTCTAATAAAACCACTTTTGTACCGGTACCACTCGACAAAGCCAAGGCCCTGCAAGGCATGGTTCCCGCTGCGCTGGCGTCGCATCTTTCATAATGAAAGTCAGCAGCACAATAAAGAGCGTTGCCGAAGACAGCCGAAGCATCATCAGTCACTACAGTTAAGGTTCTCCCGCGGTAAGTAGAAGTGACTGTGAGAATGGCCTCTCCGGTATTTATGGGTTCCCAGGTTCCGCCGGTGTCCTTACTCTCCATAACCCCAGAATTATCTCTGACCCCGTATCCGGTCGATCCTAACGTAGTGTTAAAATTAAGATATCCACCGGTTCCGTAAATTGCCAGAATATGATTGTCCATCTCACCGCGTAAAAATTCATAGGATGAATTCCCAATAACAAATTGATCGTCTGCAGTATTTGACGCAAACTCACGATCACCAAGGACAATATTCCGCGAACCGGTAGAAAGAGACCTTCCTCCGGTATATCCCAGGCAGAGATTTTCCGTGCCTGTACTGACAGTGTACCCAGCCTCATATCCGACCGCAATGTTTGATCCGCCCGTTGTTACATTATAAAGAGTTTTCGCTCCAATTGCTACACAAACACCAGCTGTTGCTTCAGTAAAAACTCCGCGCATTGCCTGGAACCCAAAGGCACTGTTGTTGTTGCCAGTTGGGAAGGAACATGCCAAGGTCCCGAAGGCAGAATTACCGTTGCCAGAGGACAATTCCTGAAAGGCGAGAGTCCCAACGGCTGTATTTTGATAGCCATCCGTTACTAATTTGCCTACACTGCGGCCAATCAGCACGTTGCTGTCTCCGGTTGTCATTCCATAGCCAGCTTCATTCCCAATCAGCGTATTCCAATAATAAGTAGAGGTTGTGTCTACCCCCCTGCCAGCATCATATCCTATTATAACATTTTCGCCACCAGAAGAAGCCCCAAGGAATAAAGCTGCATAATTTCCGATAATAATATTTTTGTCGGCCGAAGCACCAGTAAGGTCGTTTCCGGCACTTACACCAGCTATAAAGTTGTCTGTAGAGGTAGAAATTAAAGAAGCCCCAGCACCCGTGCCACCAACAATATTGTCGTAGGCATCTTCTGAAAAAAGACCGCTACCACCAGTAGTAAAACCAGTCCACGACCCTGAACTGTCTTTAAATTCCATGGTGCCGGTATTATCCCTGATTCCATATCCGCCCGATCCTAACGTGGTGTTAAAATTCAAGTATCCATCAGCTCCATAAATGCTTAACTGATGATTGGCCATATCTCCACGCAAAAATGGATAAGTAGCCGTTCCTATTCCGAATTGATTGTCGGCGGTGGCTGATAATGGCTCAAGGTCGTAGCCAAGCAGAATATTGTTGGATCCGGATGTAAGCCCAGACTCCGCCACCTTATAGCCAAGAAGCAAATTGTTTGATCCAGTCGTAAGTTGCTCCCCACATTCAGCACCCATGGCGGTATTATTATGTTTGGTATTTGAACTCGTACCCAGCAGACACCTATATCCAACAGCCACATTATTGTCACCATCTTCAACTCTACTGTTGGCCGATGCACCTATGCCGACATTGTTTACACCGGTAAATACATTTTGACCACAAGAAAATCCCACAAAGGTATTGTTGCCATTTACCTGGCCTGTTGCGCCCTGTCCAGCCACATATCCAATACATGTATTTGCAGTGCTATCTCCATATCGACCGGCCCATATACCTCCATAAAAATTGTTAGTTCCGGATGATGTTTCTCCCCCAGCAAGGGTGCCACCCATGATATTGCTGCCAGTCTCTGTAAAAATGCCGCCACCATTGGTGTCAACATAAAGTTTAACCGCCTTTTCCGTAGGAACAGCGTCGTCTGAATCGTCTCCCAAAGTCCCATCTGTTGAAAATTCGTTTATTGAGGTTCCGTTTAATAGTGTAACTGCACTATTTGTATCAATAAGAAAAGAATTAGCACTGGCACCTGCTTCAATTTTCATTACTATAGCGGTATTAGTATTATCATAAAATGTAAGGCTGTCATCTGTATTGCATGCAATATCCCAATATCCAACATCATTTTTTAAAGTAATGCTGGCGGTATTATTTGTTCCACCTTCGACTAAAATTGTAGCATATCCGGAGGTGTCTGATACATGTAAAAGTTCAGATGGGGTATCTGTCCCTACACCTACTTGACCTCCGTCTTCTACAAACAGGCCAAGAGTTCCACTATCATCTTTTAAAGATAATCCACCTGAATCACGGGCACGGATTTCGTCTGTTGCAAAATATAAACCATCGGCTTGGGTTATGTTGCCATCAGCCGCGATAGTAACCCTTTCAAGGCTGGTTGTTAAAAATACTAATGCTGCTACGTCTTGAGTAAGTATTTTAAATTCGCCTGTTCCTCTATGGACTATATGGGATTCAGCATTTTCCCCAGTATTGTTTCTTAGTATTCTAAATCCAAAATCGCTATAAGTATCATCACCAATTAAATCAACATGAGAATATCTATTACCACTACCAAGAGAATTGACTTTTATTGACACTCCATTTGTAGATATCATACCATCCGCATCAACACTCAAAGCAGGATCAGGACTTCCATCACTCGCCACCAACTCAGAGTGCCTATGAAGTGCATCGGCAATAGAATTATCCGTCAAAGTATCTAACTCAGGACCGGTCGCGGATGTATCCGAATGACTTGCTATGGTATGAGAACCACCGGCATGGACGTGGAGTAAATCCGCATTGCTGCCATCTGTTAGCGTTTCAAGATCTGCCTCGGTGATATTTGTTGTTTGTCTGAGGGCTTCGCCATTAGCAGCTGGGGCTTGAAGGTTTATAATTTGGTACAAATCGTTCATGTCGATATCAGCAGTCATGGTTCCAAGCGCTGTGTCTGTACCCTGGGTATGACGAGCAGATGAATTTTCTGAGATCCCAGCATGGTCATGCAGAGTTGTGTCACCCCCACCAGTTAATGTGTTAAGATTGGTTTCGGTAACATTTGCTGTCTGTCTGATTGCCTCACCTAAAGCAGCAGGAGCCGCAAGGCTTGTAAGCTGATACAGGGTATTCATGTCAATGTCTTCAGCCATGGCCCCAAGGGCTGTATCGGTACCCTGGGTGTGCCTTGCGGAACTATTCTCTGAAATTCCATCGTGGTCATGCAGGGAGGTATCGCTTCCATCAGTTAGTTGCTCAAGGTCTGCCTCGGTGATATTCGCTGTTTGTCTGAGAGCATCACCTGCAGTATCAGGAGCCTGCAAGTTGACCACCTGAAAAGAACCATCCATGTCAATATCAGCTGTCATGGTGCCAAGAGTTGTGTCGGTTCCTTGAGTATGCCTTGCAGAGGTATTCTCTGAAATGCCGTCGTGATCGTGTAGAGCTGTGTCGCTTCCGTCTGTTAGTTGCTCAAGATCTGCCTCAGTAATATTCGTGGTTTGTCTAAGGGCTTCACCATTAGCGGAAGGCGCTTGCAGATTAACCACCTGGAAAGAATTGTTCATGTCAATATCGGCGGTCATCGTTCCAAGCGTCGTATCGGTACCCTGAGTATGTCTGGCTGAGATGTTTTCTGAAATCCCGTCATGGTCGTGAAGTGTGGTGTCGCCGCCACCCGTTAATTCTTCAAGTTGTGCTCCGGTTGCGTCAACAACATCGCTGTGGGAGGTTATTGTATGTGAACCGACAGAAGGAGCTGCCCATGTCTGGTCCCCCCTTAAGAAAACCGTGTTATCAGCAGATCCGGTCCCCAGTTCAGCGGTTGGCACAAGGGTCGTAGCCCCTAAAGACGCATACCCGTTGGCGGCACTTTTTTCTGATTCCAGCTGATATTGAGTGTGTGGATCCCCAGTGGCAAGATTTAATAAATTAGTATGATCAATCTTAGCTTCATCGATCTGGATTTGAACATCCTCGTCACCACCATCATTTAATGTTGACAATTCAAGGATATTTGTTGTGTTTGAACCGTCGGACACCACGATTTTATCTTCCAGGAATCCAGCAGTCGTGTCGTTGGAAGATCCCTTAACCAGCTCGTCTGAACCAGCAGCAATCGTTTGCCAGGTCTGGTCGCCACGAAGGTAGGTGGAAGAAGTCGCAGATCCAGTGCCCAACTCAGCAGTCGGCACCAGGATTGAAGCATCCAGAGAGGCGTAGCCGTTGGCAGCGCTCTTTTCTGACTCCAGTTGGTAGCCGGTATGAGGATCAGCCGCACCCGCATGGGTGGAAATCTCAGCGCCTACTTCATTGTAAACCGAAAGAGCTGTCGGTAATTCGGTGTTCAGGCTGCCCGAAGAAATAGCAGTAACGATAGCGCTGACTGCCTGGCCGGAATCAAAATTAAATTCGCCGGTAATGTTCTGGTCCCCAGTGACCGTAAAAACACCATCGGGCCAAACAGAAAAGAAAAACTGGTCCCCAATCACACCACCCGTGGTTCCGCTGAAGGTAGCCTCCACTCCATTGGCAAGCGCCTGAGAAGAACCCGTAATCGAAGTGCCTGTAAACTCAGGGGTTTCTCCATCATTATTAAGATATAACGTAAAAGTGTTTGGAGAGCCGGTTCCGTCGATCTCTAAGATATAGTGTATGGGATCTGTCCCTGTGTTGCCAGATATGTCAACAGCACTAAGGTTTAATGACCCCGTTCCTACAAAACTGGTAAGGTCCTTAACACCGTTACTGGAATAATATTTTGCCGTTTGAAGATTAAAGCTGCCATTAAGATTAAAATCGTCGGCCATCATTGTAATGTCATAATTCTCAAAGACTAAAGGCTTCCAGTTGGCACCTGGGCCTCGATAGCTCTGTATAAACCATTCAAACACATCTCCTATGGAGCCAGGATTGTCTGACATAAAAAACTGAAATTTTGTTGTGTCAGAAACTGTTTCTGTAACGACAATTCGTGCAAAATCGTTAGTCTTTTCAAATTCAATGGTTGACGAATTGCCAATCCCAGGATTCATCAACCGAAGCTCGTTTGTTGAACCTGCTGGCCCTATATCCACTCTGGACGCAATGGCGCTAAGGACGACAGCGGTATCAACGGTTATGTCCACCTGTCCGGTACCTGTGTCAACAACCTCTACGCTGCTATCACCTTCGCTGATTATGTCGTGACTGTGGCTAAGAACAGAATAGGTAGCAGAAAGATCTGGGATCCGGTCTATGTGGACATCTTCGCCGCCAGTCACAGACCAGTCAATATGTTCGTCAGCTTCAAAGTTCGCAAGCTGATTGTGATCAATAGAGCCCTCATGTTGAGTAACGGCGGTCGCCGTAATTCGATCTACATGAATATCCTCTCCACCGGTTACGGCCCAATCGATATGTTCGTCAGCCTCAAAGTTCAGTAATTGGTCGTGATCAACCTTGGCCTCGTCGAACTGCAGTTGTCGATCTTCATCGGCACCATCATTTAGGGTAGACAATTCAAGCGGATCAGAGGTGTTGGTCCCGTGTGCGACAATAAGTTTGTCTTCAAGGTATCCACCCGTGGTGTCATTAGAAGAAACCTTAAACGTATCAGCGGAAGCAGTTGGATCCACATAATATGATAACAATGTCCAGGCGGTAGTTCCATCACCCATCTTGGATTTTCCGGTATCAGTTTCATAGCCCATCTCACCGTTGGCAAGCGTAGGATCTACCGATGTCCAGTTTGCTGCTGTATCTCGTCTAAATTGAATAATATCAGCCACTATGCAGGACCTCCATCTATGTTTTGCTCTGGTGTATAAATAGAATCGGCACGCCCACCGTCAACATTTTGATCTCCGCTAACGCCAAGCGATCCAATGGTAACACGCTTTTTAGCATTAGACGCCGCAGAATCTTCTATCAATATCAAATCAGCGGATATTGGAATAGATTTAAGAGCTACCGCTGAGATCTCGGCAGCCACATTGTCGTGAATGGCGTCAGAATCAGTACCGCTGCCCCCTCCACCAGAACCAAGAATGTTTACGGTAATGGCCTCGTCTAACAGATCCTCAATTGTCACATGCCGACATAATGGGTTCCCAATCCGACCAGCCCAAATATCAAGAGTCTCTTTAACTGGAGACAATATACGCTGAAGATTCTGTTCAATACCTGAAGGAAACGGTATCTCTGGTATTTTACAATCTGCCATTAAGAGCCACTCCCCGCACTACGAAAATCTGGTTGAAAATAATATGATGCCTGGTGATCGGTATAGCCGGATGTCTTTTTATCCGTGGCATCTTCCATATACATTTCCCACTTGCCCCAGTAAAACAAAGCCCCCTTAAGATCGTTCCAGGGCACCCCTGGCATCTCAAGCATGAAAGCCATTGTACAATTTTCAATTGCCAGTCGATAATCGTCATAGATAAACTGCTCAATCAGATCAGAAGATCTCAACGGCATTAATGTCAACCACATATCCAAACCATCAACAATGGCCTGGGTGGGTTTATAAACTAACTGCAATTGTCTCCTGGGATCCATTATAAAGCGCCTGGGCCTCGACTCTACCCTCTGCCTCCATCCACGCTCGTTCTCGTCTAAATATCGCTCTGAGGTGGTTTCAAGGTCAATTTGAGACAACTCTATGTGTTCCAGCGTAACAACGTCAGCTATGGTATTGATCTGGGTGCTGGTGCCTTCCAAAACGATAGCATCATCGGTCAGATCGTAAAGGGCCTGATCGGCCACCACAGAAACCGGATCGATCTGTTCGCGCCACAGCAAACTTTCCCAGCAGAATTTGCGGCACGCTTCTATGATCCAGGATCGGATAATTGCAGTCGGTGCAAGATTAAAAGCTGGGGCGATGTTTGGCATGAACTCCAGCGGATCGATAGTAAGTGCCATAATTACTCCTTTAAACCAAAGTGATACTTCTGACCTGCATATTGGTCACGGTTGCGTTGGCCTGAAGCTCGTCCACGCCCAGGCTGAAAAACCCTGGAGAAAACAAATAATCGTAATAACGATAGCCCCACGACCAGTCAGCCGTAGACTGCTGCAGGACAGTTGTGTAAGTTCCGTCTGTATAAAGGGTTAGCGTGAATTGACTGTTGTCAAAGGTCAGCTCGATAAAAAGATCCGTACCAATAGCCAGACCGGTGATCTGGCTCTGGATCGTTCCTCCAGCGTAAAGGCTTAAGTCAATATCGGGGGTATCATTGATGCTGGCCTGAAGATAAATGGCCGGTGCAGATTGGTTTGCCACTTCATCGGTCAACCGAAAGAGCTCCATTAAACCAGAAAGGGCTCCTCCGGCATGGGTGGCATTTAGAGTGCTCCGGAAACCAAAGCGGTCGGTAAAAAAGTCTTTTCCAAAATTTTTAAAAACTCTGGCATCAGCGTTTTGATTTAGGGCAAGATCTACCTGGTTGGCAGCTACTGTCAGGCGACCGTTTGGATCAGTCTCAACGTAGGTGGTCCAGTCCTGAACAGTCCAGACCTCGTTGGACAACGTGTCAAAATCATCTATTGGCCGTGGGCGACCATCGTCTACCCACTGACGGTCCAGACGGTATGGTGGTGTAATATCCTGTGGATGACGCGGCTCCCAGCAGTCAGATGTTCCAGGACCGCTGCAAGTCAACCATCCCTGCCATTCCTTAAAGCATTGAGACCGATAATACTTGAATCCGCATCGGTCGCAGATAACCAAATGGTCGCCAGGATAATACGCCTTTTGCGTATGTCGGGTCACGGCTTACCCCCATTGGTTATGCGGCCTTTTGGTCGCTATGCGAAAATATCGGCGCACCACTGGTAAAGGCGGTTACGTCATACTTAAACGCTGTAATACCACCATCATAGTACAGTCCGGTTACACCGGTCTTGTCTGTCTGGTCGGCCTCGGCCACCCAAACTGGTGTTTCCCCAGCCAGGATCTTCTGGTTTGACCAGAATACTGTATAGGTGGCAGCAAAAGTACCACTGACCATTATCCGATTACCGTGGCAGTATGGGTCTACAGGATATATAAAACTCGCTATACCGTTAATGCCAGCCTCAACGCTGTTTGCACCCGTACCTGCGTCTCCGTAGATAGATGTAACCGAAGCGTAATACAGCGTGGACACTTCAGTGCTACCACTTACACCCGTGATATCCTCTGTCTGAACCTCACCGTTCTGGCCCAAGCCAACAATGGTGAATACAATCGTTGCAATATTGGCAGCGGATGTAAGCGTAACCTTTTGCGGCGTGAATTTTCCATCTGCCACAGACTCCAGCGTAAGATAACCAGCAGCTGCCAGCTGTTGTGACAATGCTATATAATTAGTATCATCGGCAAGCGTGTCGAAGTTTATTTGTTTCGGACGCATGAGTGTTCTCCGTTTTTAAAAACAGTTATGGTGTGATCGCCCAGGACGGGCAAGGAGCGCCTTAAACCTATCCTGGGCAAGGGGCCAACGTAAGCCAGCCCCTATTTCAGTCACAGGCGGTTTTTAAGCGCCAGCAGATCCGTAAATACCACGTTTGTCGGAAGCGCCCCAGGAAGCCCTGAATGTAGATTTAAAACGGGCGTTCTCGGTGTCAAAATCATTGTCAGTATCAAATTCGTCGCCACGACGGTTAAAATATTTCAGTCCGTCTGGGCAATCTGTCTTGATATACCAGCTGTCCTGGTCAGTCAGATAATGATTAATAACAACCTCTGGGATCATCCCCAACGCGCGAATCGCGTTAAGGTCATTGTTTGCCGTTCCTACGCGCAGTTCGGATTTCAGGATCCTGGTGGACTCAAAAGTATTGTCCACAGCCACAATCAGCTTCATTGGCCGTACAGCAATCCTGAGACCGCGATCATTGGTAAAATTGGCAATATCAATGCACGCTTGCTCAAGCGCAGCTTCGGATAAATCAGACGGTGTTGCCAGCTCGTTCGACCAGACACCTCCCGTTACATTGGGATGTGCGGTGGAAAGCATCTCTACACCATCACCGAAAACATAATCAGAGTCAAAGGCACGATTGAGGATATTCGCACCCAGTATTTCCTTGGTTTGGCGGATTGAAAACGCCAAAGCTCTGGCTCTTTTCAATGCCACGGTCCCTGCGATCCCATCTTCCCACATCTCCCGCGTGATGATGAAACCTAAACTGTAGGTCCCATGAATGTATCTATCGATAAAGCCCTGACGAGCATCGTCGTAAGTGATGCCGCGCCCTTCAGGCTTCTCTTGAGCCAGGCCAAAAGACGAGATTCCTACGTCTTCCTCAAAGGCCAATTGAGATTGCTCCTCGTCGAATATCTCGGTAAATTCCATTGGATATTCAGCGTAAGCAAGCCCGTACCATTTGTTAACGCCAGGCCATAGGTCCTTGGCGAATGATCCAGTTGTAATAACAGGCATTTTGTGCCTCCTTTATCAGTTCGCCAGGTTAAACCCCAAGCTCCTGGTTAAATGCGTGCTCGTTAATCATTACCCACCACTTGGCATGTTCGCCCAGCGCATTATCAATACCTGGAGCCAGGCGTAAGATTCTGAGCTGCTCAGTGGCGGCTGTCTCTCCGGTGTTTTCCAACTCTACACCGGAAAGTCCCGTGTCAGTATTACCGCTACCAACTGCAATCGGAACATTGTTTCCGACTTCATCAGCGGTAAGTGCCGTTCCTCCGGAGACTTCCTGGATCTCAAAAATCAGATCCATATCATCCGCCACGAAAACATACATGTCTTCATTGGCAAGACGGTAGCGTTTTTCAAGGTTGTCAACGATGGCTGCGATCTCAGGTGTGAGACCAAAGCCCATGACAACGCCAACGATCAGGTTGGTTGTACCGGTCACTGCTTGTTCTACAGTGGGGTACTTACCTGACACATCAGCTGATCCTGCAAGAGTCACAGGATCACCAATAAACATTGCTACTGAATCGGTCGATGGCACAAAGTAAGCGTTTATTTCGCCATTATAGGGATTTCCGTTCATATGCTTGACCGGACGTAGCCCTCTTGGACGATCAACATTAGCCATAATTTTTACCTCCTACTTAACGACCAGCCACAGCAGCATCAAACTTCTTCAAAAATGTCCCTGATCCATGTCTACATCCGCCACATCTTGCGGCGGTGGGGTCATAGCTGATTCGGCTTTAACACTCCCGTAGAGGCCGTCTTTTTTAGGTCTACGTTTAATTTGCGCTTCCATTTCGTCCAGGCGACGTGCTTTTCTCGCCTGATCTTCATTGAACCAGTCTTCCCGTATCTCCATTAAAACAGCCTGTTGACCACCGCCAACTTCCTCCACAACCGCAGACCCAAGGGGTGTCGGTCCCGCCGTTCGGTTTCCAGTCTTCACCACCCCAGGATTATCGGGGTCGTAAGTTTGGTCCGTAACCAGCTGATATCCGGCATCCTCAAACATCTGGATCCTGCCTGGCTGCATGTTCACAAACCTGCGTTTATAGCCTGGCCGTCTCGGCGCTGTTAGCCGATTCCTTTGTCCTACAGGGATTCTTTCTTTCCGGCGCGCTCCAGAGTCAATACGCTCAAGGGCATAGCCCTCAACCGGCTTTCCGTCGTCCTGCACCGTCCAGGGAATCCTCTGATAATCTTTACCTTGCTTGGCCATGGCAGCAACCCGCAGGTCCGCTGCTCTTGCTGTGGCAAATGGTAAGCCATTTGTACGAAGCACTATTTTATGTTCTTGGTTTTCTTGGTCCACAATTCCTCCTTGCCGTCTTTACGGCTGCCTTTATCCTTTAAGATTGCCTATTTTAACCTGTTCGTCTACATACTCCTGCGCGCTCATTACCTTTTGTTTTTCGTAGAACTTGGCCCATTTTTGCTGATCGGGCGACAGGTCGTTAATGGTAAATTTTTGTTTGGCTCCAGGGCCAGTCTGCCGTGTCTGTCCACCCACCACAGCCTGCTGCTGGGCAACAGTCTGCTTTTGCCCTGGTAAAACTTGCCCCTTAAATGCTTCAGGATACATCGTCATGGCCGCTTCAGACAGTTTTTCAAAATAAACATCGTCCGGCAAGCCCCTGAAGCGTTCACTCTGGGTATCTATAAAATTTGTCATTTCCACGTTTTTGCCATACCATGCGTTTTCAGTCATCCATTGTGAGGATTTTGCCTTAAAATCTTCTGTACCTACCTGTTGCTGAGCTTGCTGCTGGACAACCGGCTCGTCCATGTCTTTTTTAGAATTTTGCAAATTTTCAATTTGGCCATCGACTTCTTTGACTTTCCCCTTGTCAGAGTTTTCGATATGCACGTCTCGTTTTTCTTTAAGATTTGCAATTTCATTGTCGATTCTGGTTTTTTCTACTTTAGCAACTTTGGTATAGGTGGTTTTTAAATTCTGCATACCAGCTACCAATTCCTCATTGGTAGCCTTCAGCGAGTTAAGCGTCTTTACAGTGGTATCTTGAATCTGTTTTGAATCTATGATATACTGATCAGCGCTTTTAAACGGTCTGCCGGAGTTTTCGTCATGCTCCGGATTCCAGCCCATCTTCATAGCCAGAACCTCGACCTCTCCATATTGTTTCTCGCCATCCCCTGCCTCTTTTTGCACTCCAGTACCGGCTCCGACCGGTACCCTGTTGCCGGTAGTAACTTTAACCTCCGGCACTGCTTCTCCTTGTAATCCATCCATAATTCCTCTCCTTTATTGTTTAAAGACAAGATCAACGGCTGGCGGTTCTTCCAGCATTTTGCCCACTACATCTTGGTCCTGGAGAAGTTGAAAAGTCTTCTTCCCCCACTTAAACTGGGTGCCGCCGTACCTGGCGTAAATAACCCTGTCGCCTACCTGTGCCGGTGTCTCTTTACCGTCTCCGTTATTCCAGCAAATTTCAGCTCTGGGGCCAATGGCCGCCAATGTACCCTGGGTGACAGCGTTCTGTTCCTGCTGTCGTGTACCTGGTGGCACGATAATAATCCCACCAGCCGTCTTTTCGTCGATCTTGTCGGGTACAATCACAATTTTGGTTCCTTCCGGATCAATCGGACAATCCATAAGTCGTCCCTCCTTCATCCTCATATTCAACATTTAACACTAAATCGATCCCCTTAATCATGCCGACTATTTCGGCTGTCTTTTCAGTCGTGGCTCCAGCGTCACCCAAAAGAGATTTGCCGGTACTAAGCGCTGTTTGCAACACGCGCTTTTCTTCCCGAAGTCCTTTAAGAATCGCTCTTGTGATCGGCAGCGTTTTCCACAAACCGAAACTTTCCTTAGATACTTCCTCCTGGTTGGACTGCTGCACCTGCTCCTCCTTGTGGCGGCATAGCTCCTGGTGGTTGCCCTTCTCCTGCACCTGGCTGCTCACCACCGCCCTGTTGCGCTTCTCTGCGCTGTTGATCCTCGTACTGTCTTTGCTTCAGATCTGCTTCCAGATCTACCCTTTTAGCATTAATCACAGCGGTCAAATGACCGACCTGTGTTTTATATTCCTCTATCTGTGGCCCAATCTCTGCCGCTTCGGCCAGGGCCATAGCTTTAACTGCATCCGCCTGGAGCTTGACCATTTTATAAAAGGTCTCGGCGTCTTTTATCATTACTTCGCGTTCTTCTAAGTCCAGCTTTCTTTCAGCCTGCTGGATCTTGGCCATCTCGAGAGACATGGTTTGCTGGTGTATAATCAACGGGATATTAGGTGGCGGGGTTTCCGGCACCAGCTCTTTCCAGTTGTCGATTTGTATGGCATCCAGATATCTCTCAAGGATTTTCTGATCATCAAGCCCCTTCCCAACTACCTGCATCAGGGCTTCCGCTTTTATAATTTTTTGGGTATCGGAAACATCGGCTGTAGAACTTACCGGCCCGATATCCAGATCGGATGGATCATAATCAATCCTGGGATCAAACTCCCCTTCATCGTACATATCCAGAATCCGATTATATTCTTCGGGTGTGGTATAGAGCATGTTTAAGCGCTGGATTTTAATAAATTCACTCTTAAGCGCTCGATGAATCCTTTTATAAATTGAAGAAAAAACCTTAAGTCCCTGCTCGATTAATGCCAGAGTAGTGGTGGCTGGCACATTCGGCTGACGCTGCTCTCCCGACAAAACCTCTGCTTGCGATGCCAGATCCTTGGCGGCCTCTAACATCAGTCCTAATAGTTGAAACAGCGTAGCCGATGGCTCTTTGGTGGGCAGGGGGAAAATGCTTTTTCGCAGGTCGTCTCCTGCGGATTTAATAAATTTCCATTCACCGGCTTTAAATTTAACCGATCCGGATCCACCAGCTTTCGTCAGACGGATTCCGCGATTAATAAAACCAGATTGGCGGTTCTGCAGCGTACCAGAGTCCAGTAGCTGATTTATAATTGAATTGACAGTTTCGTTGACCGGAGAAAGCAGAATCCCAAACCCGAGACCATAAAAATTAGCGTCAAAGTCCGGAAAGAAAAGATAACGGGTAAAATACTGATCCGGCAAAATTTTAATGATTTCGTTGTTGGGGTTGCGAATAACAGATGTCGCCCTGAAGCGCGGAACAATCCGCATCACTTCTCTGGACGCCTTGTGGATTGTCACAATATAGGGCTCTTTATAGCCGTCACCGTCCAGGTCCAACCAGCGGTGCTGCTCTAAAAATACATAGGTAGCCTCAGTGTCTCTAACGTCGTCATTTTTGTTTTTCTTTTCTTCTTCAGAGGTGTCCGGCTGTTTATTCTCAATTCCGGCATCGCGCCATAAACCGGATCGGGTATGCTCCAAATAACTGTTTTTGGTCATCTCAATGACATGCGTGGCTCTTGCAGCCGTTTCCATGGACTTGGCCCAGTAATTAACCACCAGCTGCTCAGGATCTACATATTCTGACACGGAAGTGTTGTCGATAAAGTTTCGATAGGTTTTTTTAAAGGCACAACCTAAAAGCGGCATGGCAATCAACAACTGATCCATCTCGTCTTCCCATCCGGTAGTTGCGGCTGACAGCTGCGCGTTCATGTGGGTCCTTACGCGTTCAGCCCGTTTTTTCTTTTCTCCGCTTTCGTCGGCACCATACACGTTAACCTTAACGTAATCTTCGCCCTTGACAATATTTCCATAGGCCCTGGACGAAAACTGGATACAAGCTGTGGATATTAACGGATATTTGATATTGGCACTTACTTCTCCACCCCAGGTTTTCGCTGATCTCAGCTGACGCGCCAGCTTAAGAGCCTCTGTCATCCGCTTTTCCCAGTCTGATCTGGATTCTTTATCGATCTGATATTCATCTTTTACCGTGCGGCCAATTTCTAAAAGTTGGCTTTGGGTCAGCTCCTCGGCAACATTCTCCGCCATGAGCATCATATCCAGGATATCAACGCCTTCGTGTGAAGGCAGTTCGGCATCCTCTACCGGCACATCATCTGATGGAAGCTGGCTTGTGTCCGTTGGATTTCTACTTTGCATATTAATACCCCGTCGTTGGATTTACCATATCGTTGTCCACTTCTTCTTCATCAACTTCATCTTCTGGCGGGACATATTCCGTGTCCAGGAGAAGTAGCCGGTATAGGTTTTCCATAAAATCGTCATCTTCTTTAACCGGCTTTCCGTCATCACCGTACATCCAGCCCTCAATTTCGTCAATCGTGCGAAGCATTGAGTTGAATATAAACAGGCTGGGCATTTTGTTTGGACCCAGCAGGTGGTCGTTCAGCTCGATAATCCCAGAATCTTTATCCTTTGTAGCAGTTTCCAGGATAATATCATAGGGAAAAAGTTTTGCTGCAATTTTATCAAAGGTCGTATTCTCGTTATTTGCATCTCCCTTAGCCAGCGGATCACATATAATTCGATTAATCCGCAACACGCGCCTTTTCATAATTCGAACAATCCAGTCTCCAATGTCGTGCCCACTGCCTGGATCCCAGATCTCATGGAATAAATACCTGAAATTTCTTTCATCGGTAGCCATAAATAAAAGAGCCTGGGGTTTGCGTGGGTGTGTATCGATTCCTATATCCACCAGCCAGTTGGTCGGAATCTTAAACGGCTCAACCACATTGCGCTGGCGACTATAGTTTTTGGCAATCAAACCAGACATATAGCTTGGTATGCCTTTTAGCCGCGCTTCTTTTTCTTCCGCATTGAGTTTTGACTCATAGTCCGCAACACCCTGGGAAGTTAGCCCAAAACCCACATTGTCGTATATTTCGCCGTGGACATTAAAAACCGTTGGGTCAGGCCGCCCATCGTCCAGCTTTTTCTTAATAACCTCTTTGTCGATCCATGCTTCCTTAAGCAACGTGGCACAAAATAGTTCACGCCCCTGGCGATCGATCAATCCACGGGCATTAGCCACTCGGATATTACGCTTGGGCGGTTCATCATAGCAAAGGAGATCGCCTTCCCAGCCTTCGTGAAGTTCTACATCCTGCTTATTGCTCATTAATTCAAGGGTAGACCCGCTATCCAAATCCTCCCAGTAAGCCTCAATCCCGTGCTGGTTCTTTCTGATCTTGACGGGGATCCGATTGGGCCACCACTTCTTTAATGCCGGTACAACAACGCTTCGAATATGTTTTTCCCAGTCCTGACCTACATATCTGATCTTCCTGGGTAAATTGTGCATAAAAGGAAGTTTTAAATTATTCCAAGGCCAACGGCCCCTCATTGTCGCTATGATAATAATTGCACCAATTGTCGTTTTTCCGATTCGATTCCCACCGGTAAACGTAAAAACCTTAAAGCGTGGATGACTCCAAGCCTCCAGCAGTTCTTCCTGGCGCGGGTTTGGCCTGGTGAAAAATTCGATCTCATTTTCTTTGCGATACCGAATCTGTCCCTGGAGCGCTAAAGCCTGGCGTGTCTTAGCTTTAGCAATCTTTTGCTCAATCCGCAGCTTTTTACGCTTTGACGGATCTATTTTTAAAGCAGGTTCACCCATTATCCATAAACCTTTTCCATCGTTTTTTTATAATCTTCCCACTCGTCGTCCAGGCCGTAATGATCGTAATAAGCCTTGGCCTGTTTCATATATGCTTCGTGGTCCGGCCAATCACAATCCAGTTCCTCCGGATGAAGCGGTGCTCCCTCGCCCTTTAGGCGGGCTAAACCAAATCCACTATTTTCCATGATACGCTCCCTATTCTTCGTCTATACTGTCAAAATCAATAGATTCGCTTTCTTCAGTCGGAAACCTATCTTCAATAACGTCCCTTTTAAAAACTTCATTCAAGACCAGCATTTCCGCCGGATCACCGTTCCAGTAAGTTCGGATACTGCCGTCCCTGCGCCGGTACATAATGGATATAGACTCAATATTGTCCGTGTCAAACTCCTTAACAACTTCGGCAACATTCTTCCTAAATCCAGTTTTATCAAAGATATCAATATGTTCGATTTTACCCATCATTAATGCCTATCGTCTCACCTGTGAGGATTTGGATCCCAGGCTTTTTTATACTGCTGACTGAAAGCCAGGGCCTCGTCGGCTTTATTAAACTCAATAAAATTGTCAGTTTCAAGGGCCTGCTTAACAGCATCTCCAGGTGCAAGCTCTTTAAGATTACCGTCCGGCTGCAGAACAACCGTAGGGTACACAATATGCTTTCCATCAACACCTGCAGTAGCCATTATGTGTGTAGACGTTTCTCCAGGTACGCCACGATCCAGGATGGGAGAAGATTCAGGGTTTAAAATCCGTTGCACAAAAGGCTTTTCAGCGTTTTCCTGTAGAATATCCACCACACGGTTACGGGTAAATGTAGTTTGACGCTGGCGTTTGTACTTTTTCAGATCAAAACCCATAAACTAATCCCCTTCTTCATCCATTTCACGATCTTCAGAGTAGGTGTCGTAGTCCTGATCGCTGTCGCCCCTGCGCGGTGCTATAGGACTAATATCGCCAGCCTCGTCCAGTTTTTTTGTTACACTGGCTTTAGGCTTTATATAATTGGAAACACCAGGCTGCAAGTCCTTACCCGCTTCACCGCTGCCAAAGATTTTCTTCGATAGCCAGGCTTTTACGTCATAACCCATGAGTCAGTCTCCCTTACTTCTTGATTTTATTGCGAATATCCCGCAACGCAGCCCGTTCGTCGTCCAGGTCCCGTTTCAGCTTTTCATAAATAATCTGAACTTCCGGATCTCGATACGGCGGTTTCCCGTATTTTCTATAGTGCTCCTTAAGATCCTGCTCCAGCCATTTAATCTGCTGCTGGGTGCTGACCTGCTGTTGAAACAACGAAACTCCGGCAATTTCAATCTGTTGGGCCTTGTGATCCAAAAGGTGGCGCTCTTTTGTCGTAAATTGAGAATAAGCGCCCACCACCACGGTCCCCAAAAGAACCAGGGATCCCAAAACTGCCAGTATAGCTCCGTATCGCTTCATTTTAGCTAAATGTCAGCGTCTGAGGATTAGCCACAATCAGCAACTTGGTCGCAGAAACTGCAAATAGTACCAGAATGTCGTTCGCAGCCACGAAAGTTACCACATCATTCGTCCCGTCCAGCGTCACGCCGGAAGAAGCCGTTAATGTCGTTACCTCTGAGGAATCCAAACAGACAAAAACATACAACTTGCCTGGTGTCGGTGTAAATTCACTAAGCGCTACAGTCGCGTCTGTTCCATCCAACTCGATTAAGTCGGTCGGAAAATCCTTATCGCCCAGCGCTTTGTCGGCCACATAATTTGATGCTTCCCGTCTCACACCCAGGGTTACAGCAAGTGGTCCTGATAGATTAGTTTCAGCCATGATAAGTCCTCCAGTTAAAAATCGTTATTAAAAATAGAAAAAGCCCCATAAAAACAGAGCTTACTTCGTCATTGCCTTGCCGTAGCCACAATTCGGGCCACTCCCGCTGTGTCCCTTAATTTGAGACCGGCCATCAGAAACCGTGTGGTTTCCGATTTTAGGATCCGCACCCTGGGCTTGCGGTACGCCCTTTAAAACAGGATCAGGGTTTCCGGTCCCTGGAAAATTTGTAAATCTGGCTTCGGCACCAGTGGCACCGTGCATCCCAGTTATTTTCGTATCAACCGGTCCGCGATCCAACGGTCGAATAATGCCAGGCAGGTTGGAATTTCTGGCTCCCTCGCGCTGAGACAGCCGTTTTCGCATTACACCATTCATAGCCATAACATCCTCCTAAAGTTTTTCGCGGAGCTTGTCCAGGATCTCTTTCCACTTGGCGCTTGGGTCCATATTTAAAGCATCCGTAAAACGCTTCTTGTTGTTTCGGGCGACTAAAAAGCACCCAGCCATTCCTATCACTCCCCCTACCAAAAAACCAATTGCGATATCCATAATCCGTTCCTCCAGTTAAGAATTTAAGTTTTAGAACCTT